GGCGCGATGACGGGGCTGTCCGAATCGGATGAGGATTTGTTCCTTCGGGTTCTCCACGACAAGTTCCCGCAGATGGACACGCGAATTCGCTCGGATGACACCAACGATGCGATTCGGACATTCATCATGACGTCCAAACTGCCGGATGCTCGACTGGAAGGGATTCGGAAACAGGTTGCGAAGCAATGGGACCCGACGTCGCAAGGCATGGACAAGGCCATCAGTCGGATGCGGTTCGATCGAAACGTCAAAGCAATCGGCGGTGCAGCGCTGGATACGCTGGCGAGTCCCGTGTTCCAAACCGCAGTTCCTTTCTAAGAGAGGGTTGAACAAATGCCCATCCCGACTCCGTTCTTCACCGACGATCAACTCTCATTCGACCAGCCGATTTATTTGCCGGACGTGGAATCGGCGAACAATGCCTCTCTTGGACTTCGGCAGGCGGCCGCGCAGACGACGTTCGGGACTCAGGGATTGTCACACGATCTCGCGAGTCCGTTGGCGGCGGCTGCCATCGGGTCCGTGGCCGATCTACCGGATCAGATTCTCTCATCCGTTGGGGCCATCGACCGGGGTTCTCTGAATCAGAAGGCTCTCGCCGCGATTGGCGTGCCGGGATTGACGCAATGGTATAACCAAAATCGTGGGGCGATCGAGGTTGGCTCGGGAATCAGTTCACTGGTTGCGTCCGAATTCGCGGCGGCCAAATTCCTGCGCGCAGGTTCGGCGGCGATGGAAGTGATTAAAGGCGTTCCATATGTTGGGCGCATTGCGAAACTGGACGACGATTACAACCGGGCAATGAGTTTGGCCCAAGCGACTCAGATGCAAGTGGCCGCGCAGGCAATCAGTGGGTCAGCTCAATACAACACGGCGGTGACGTTTGCGAGGCTCGGTCGCCCAGCCCTTGAGATCACATCGAATCAAGCTCGCGCTCGGCTTGTCGGCTACGGAGTCGCAAGGGGTGCAGCGCGCAATCTCACGGCTACGAGTTTTCTGGCGCTGGCTGCGAATCAGAACTCCTTCCTGTTTTCCGATGACATGAGTGAAAACCTCTGGGCCATCGGCTTGGGCTTGGGAGTCGGAGCATTCGCCGACCAATTGATGACGAAGTATGCGTTCAAAAAATTCGCCAATTCGGACACGTTGAATCGTATCTGGGCGCGGACACTCGATCCGAATGAGACCGAGGAAGCCCGGCTGTCGGCAAATCTGTTTAATAAAAAACTTCCGTCCAAGCGATTCAATCCCTACGCCGAACTCCACGACGATGACACGGACCTCGCGACGTCACTGGCGTTGTCGGTTGCCGAGGCGAGGAATCCGGTTGGGATCGAGACTCCCAAGCAAAAAGCCGTGTTCGGTCGGTTGAATTCCTTGGCCGATCAGCAAGAACAGCATTTGAGGGACACGCTGCAAAAAGCTACGATGGGTGGGATTGCTGGCGTCGGGCACACGGCGTTCAGTCTTGATTCCCCAGCCGGAAAGACTTTGGCCCAAACGATTCACAAAGACCCAACGGCAGTCTTTTCCGTCAGCGAGATTGGTCGAATCGCCGAGGATTCATCCTCTTCCATCATCGCAGCGGCTCGGCAGATTGGGATCGACGATCGACTCAATACCCTGCAAAAAGCCTTCGTCGATGACGGATGGGCATTCAAGAAAAATGATGGCTCGATCGGGATTCGTAAATTCAAAGACGGCGAGAAGGACAAGTTGCTCAGCGAATATCAACGATTGGTTTACCGGAATTCGGGAATCGAATCACATCTGATCGATGGCGAGTGGGTGCCTGCGCAGGTCGGCCGCATGTTCGATGGGATTCAGGAACCCGAAATCATCAAGGAGGGAGAGAATCTTTTCCAGCCAAAGGGAATGAAGCTGGGCGTTCAGACCGATGGGACAGTCATCAAGCCGAAGGGATTCAATTTCGCGACGATGAGCTTGGATCAGACCTTGGGACTCTACCGGTCGGCGCGGAAGGCTCTTGATTCAATCATCGCCAATCCAGATTCGAAATTGATTCTTCAGAAAAAGCCCCACTGGTTCTCGCTCGATATGGCGGAACAATTGATTCGTGATACCGGGGATGAAAATCGCGTGGTCTGGTCTGACGGTCTGAGCCGTGAGACTGCGGCGGTGGAATCGTTCAAGCAGAAGGTATCGGCCGCCTTGGCTGCGGGGTTGGATGATCCCGAATCGACCGAGGCGCAGCTGATGCGGTATCGGTTCAACCTGCCTCGACTTTCGGCCAATGAATCAGGACTTCTCGGGACGAGCGAACACCCGATTGAGCATCTGTTCCGTGGCGCCGTCGGTGCGGATTTGGAAAACCTCACGTATCAGGACCTGCTCAAAGGCTTCGCGGACATTCGCCAGATCAACGGAATCACGGACCTCGCAAAGGATCGCGGAGATCAAATCATCGGCAACATGTTCACGTTCAATCTCGGAAACGATGGAAAGCCGATGGAGCGTTTGATTGCGTGGAAACGGCCGACCGCGCCATTCCAGTGGACGAAATCGGATTTGGCCGAACGACTCGCAATGGCCAAGGCGGTGCAACGCCGAGTTTTGGTTGATGAAAACGCCGGGGCGATGACTCGGGGGCTGACGCAAAGGCTATTGGCCGATCCGAATTTTCGCATTGCCACGCAGGTTGATTCATTGCAAGATATTCAAATGGCGCCATCGATTCCCGGCTTTGGGTCGGCGGCCCCGCAAACACGTCGTGGTGCAGTTCTGAATGACATAACCGTTCGGGAGTTCAGGGACCGGGATAACCCAGTTCTGTTAGCTGCCGGCCGGATTCAATCGGACAACAATCGGGAAGTGCTTGCGTGGATTCGGCGGAAGATCGAGCCAGTGATGAGTCGGGTGAATGACGCTCTCCATGCGCCCGCTAATGTCCGGTCGAAAACACTGGCCGATCAGTTTCTAACCTACCGTCCCGGCTGGGAGTTCAAGATGATACCAGCCAAAGGCGGGAAGGGAAAGACCATTGCGACAAAGTTTGTCCAACTCCCGGATGGCAGCGGCGGCCGGGCGTTTATCTTGGACGGCAAAGTCGACTCTAATCGTGAAGCGTGGAAGGAATTGTTCGGCCGAGAAATGAATCCCGAAGGGGAAGTCCTCACCGCACCCAATGGCACGCAGATTGTTCTCGATGACCTTGCGTGGGATTGGATGGTTCGGTTTGATTCATTGGCCGGTGGGGACCTTCTCGCAGAGAAGAACACGCTCAATCGTGCTCGGGGGTTGAGTGAGATCAATCGTGTTCCGCTGTATTCTCCCCCTCCGAATGTGCAGGGCAAGATTGTGGGATTCACGGTTGGCCCTGACGGGCGCACGGTTCGCGGTGGCAGCATCGTCGCAGATACCCCCGAGGAGTTTAATCGAAAACTCGCACGACTCCGGGACCCGAATAACAAAGCTAGTCCGTTGAATCGTCCGGGCCACATGTTCTACCGCAAGGATGAGATCGAGAATTTCTCGAACATCTGGGACCGGGCGGAAATGGACTGGCGCGATCCTCATCTGACTCCGAACCAGCCAGGCCAACGCAGCCGAGGAGTCCTGACGGGAAATGAAATCAACCCGAACGCAACGCAGGAAGCCATGCTTTGGCTCCGGAATTCCTATCTCCGCCATGGGAATGACATCAAGAATTTCCTTTTCGACAACCCGATTAAATCCGCCATCGCGCGGGCTGGGATTTCACGCGAGTCCACGACGGATGCGCTCGGCCGGAAAGTTGCGAATCAGAACTCGATTTACGATTACTACCTTCAGAATATCCTCGGTCGAATGGCCTACAAATCGCCGGCTAGTCCGCTCGGACGAATCATGAATGAGATGACCGAATTCTTCGATGGGTATCTGAAGGAAATCAACCCGCATCAATCAACGGTTCTCAAGGCGGCAATTGAGTTCACGAAGCGCCACATTCCCGGACAGACCGGGGATCAAGAAGTCTTTGAGAAATTGAAAAAAGACCTCGGCGATTACATGCCATTTAAGAAAGTCAGTGAATACATTGCGGTCAAATACGACAAAGGCAACCGCGCAGACTTGGCGGCGATCACGTCGAAGATGAATCAGTTTGAAGCCGCCAGTCGACTGCGGATGTTTGAAGTTATCCAAGGATTGATGAACCTCGGAGGCATTGTCAACGCCGCGCCTGCTGTGATTCGTTCGATGCAAAAGCTACCGGGCGAATCTGATTCAGACTTTGCACAGCGCGTGGGCCACGTCGCCACGATTTTCCGTCTCCGCGATGGAAAAACAATCGGCGTTCCTTCGATGCCGAAATTAATCTACGAGTCCTTCAAAGACACGTGGAATCGAACGAGCAACAGCGCATGGCAATACCGGGTTTCCCGTGGTTACATGACTCAAGAAGCGGCAGAATATCACCGCAACTGGGGAGTCACAAACACCATGCCGGGCTGGCAGAAGTTCGTGAAAAAGATCGTTGATTACACGAGCTTCCTCTCCGACCGATCGGAGGATTTTTCCCGTTCATGGGCGCACATCATGGGGGCCAAATTGGCCAAGCACATGGGAGTCGCAACCTTCGAAGCCCAAGAAGCATTCGCGCATGACATCGCCAACAAGATGATCGCGAATTATGATCCTCTCAACCGACCGGCGATTTTCCAAGGCGCTCTCGGCGCTCCGATTGGATTGTTCCAATCCTATCTCATCAACTTCTACGGCCGCATGTTCCGCTACTTGGAAACCGGAGATTGGCGGAGCCTTGCGACTCAATACGCCACGCAGGCTGGACTCTTCGGAATCGGAACGGTGCCGGGCTGGGATCAAATCAACGGGCTTGTTTTCAACCATGGAACGAATCCGGATGATCCCCTTCATGGCGTCTATGAACGATTCGGAACCGAGGCCGGTGATTGGCTGATGGGTGGGGTGATTTCCAATCTGCCGCGACTCATTAACCTGCTGCCCGGCGAGCAGGGCGTGGATGGAATCGCGCTCTACAGCCGAGGGGACACCAATGTTCGCTTGCCCGGTGTAGGCGTCTCGACGGCCAAGGTCAAGGTAGCAGGGCGGGAGATCACGCTGCCAAGCATCCCTATGTTCGACACCATAGCGCGCGTTTACAACGGGATTGGCGACGCCATCAGCGCGTTCTCACTCAACCATCCGAAACGGTCAATCCAGCAACTTGCCGAGATTGCCAGCAACACAATCACGAATCGGCCGATCGCAGGCCTAATCGAGCAAACGCTGGCTGGCGGGTTCGATACCGATTCGGTGGGGAATGTGGCGGCGCACAGTCAAAACGCCATGGAAGAAATCGACCGGGTTCTGGGAGTCCGGTCAATGCGGGAGGCCAAGGAACTCCAGGCCTTCTATTCCCAAAAGACCGCGCGGGAGACTCAGAACGCCTTGCGTCAATGGTTGAATGAGAAATCAAAAGCGGCAGTGCGAGCCGGGGATTTGGATGCGCTGCCGGAATACTTCTCGGAGTATGTCCGAAAGGGCGGTGATCCGAGGCGATTCAATCAATGGGTTCGGTATATCTCCAAGAACGCAACGAACACGCGAGCGGAGAATCTGTTGCAGTCGCTGACTAATTCCAAGAACCCGGCGAATGCGCAATTCATGCAGCAGTTGCTGGACTTCGGCGTGTCGATTGGCGATGACGAGGATGATTCCTCGAACCCATATGATCTGACGGATTATGATTCATTGCCTGGAGGGATCGGCCAGCCGGGCGGTGGGAATATCACGCCGATTCCGATCGAGCCAAATGACGCGGCACCGGGGTTTGAGTATAACGGCGGATGAGTAAAGAAAAGGGCGCACGGTGAGTAATCCAGAAATCGCCGTGCGCCCTTCAATTTTCCGTTAGCGAATCAGCCGATCACCTCGGAATCCTCGTCGTCATCGTCGTCATCTTCGACGAATTCCTCGACGTCACCGACAGCATCCGATTCAGTTTCCGTCAGATTCTCGTCGACGGTCGCCTCGGTGTTCTCGGTGTTCTCGCCTTCACCGCCATCGGCGGGCTGATTCTCATCTTCCATCATCTGCCATTCCTTTCATACCAATTTACGATCCCCGACTTCAATGTCCATTTGCGGGGGATCAATCGCAATGAACATACTCGAAGGCGTCTGGTTGCCGAACTCGGCGAAGTAATCCCAGTTCCCGTTGATGAGTTTGACTCCACCACGGGCGATGACTTCAACCTGACCGATGTTCAGCTTTCCATTCGGCCTACGAATCACGAAGATTCGACCGGGGGCGTTTGCCTTGGCGACATTCACCGCGTCGAATCGTTTCCACCCGCCAGCCATTATCGTGCCCGCAGCCGGCGGCGCGCCTCGAAATAGAGCTTGGCCTGGAGTCGGGTATCCCATGCCGCATTGTGGGCAACGAATCCCCGAGGTGCGAGCGCCTTCTCTTCTTCCTTGGTGATGCCGGCCTCGCGAATCAGAGTCCGCAGGTCGACAAGGCGGGAGTATTCCCACGGCGCGCGCATACCGCAGTCGTAGTAGAGTGACTCGACATTCACCGCGTCGAATTGCGGGCCGCGCGCGATGACGATGTAGTCGGTCTGGCCGTGATTCGTCATCTGATTGAACATCATCGTCAGATGCTTCATCAGAACCGACAGTGACCCGAAATCGTTGCCGAGAGATTTCTCAAACTCGGCCCGGGCTTCGTCCGATTGCCGCATCCACCACCAGAGCGTGTCCGCCGAAATCGTTCGGGGCTTGATTAAATCCAGCTGCGGCTGAATCGGGATATACGAATGCACCGGGTGGGGGAGGAACTCCTCCGATTCGAGGTCCACGCCCGTCAACGCGATTTGCGTGATGACCGATCGGGGTCCCGTGTCGAGGGTCTCGATGTCGAGGTGGAGTCCGATCGTCGGGGCGTCGTCCTTTTGCAGGACTGGTTCCGAAGTCAACGACTCCGAAGAGATAATTGGATCGTCAGCCATGATTCATTCCTCTGTTCAATTTCCCGCCAGCATCTTGAGCATCGTGTCCTCGGTATCGGCTTTCGACATTCGGCAGGAAACATATGACGAACCCGATGTGCCTTGGACAAGGGCTAAATGATTCGATCGTATCAGGTCATTTATTACCTCCGTGAATTCGTGAGCACGAGCATCCCGGTGGAATCGACCACGCAAGTCATCCATCGTGATTGCTTTCTGATCGCGGCAATGTTCCAAGACTGCTTGTTTCAACGCCGCAAGAGGATTCATTCCGAACTCGCCTAAGGCGTCTGGCATTCCTCGCTCGGTTGCACGAAGAATTCGGTGGGCTTCAACATAGTCGTCTTTAACGATTGTCTGTGAATTACGTCCAGCCGCAAGACACATTGCGAGTTTAATAAGGTGAGTATATCGACGTTCGTTATAGTATCCAAATCGGGCGTCAGTAATTTCGAGAGGATATTCATACAACGACTCGGAATAAGCTCGGGCCTCATCAGTCTCATCGAATGGTCCGTGCATCATGTTATAAATCGTGTCGAGTTGTTCTCGCACTTTTGTCTGCGGTTCATCCGGCAGCGGAATCGGCCGAGGGATCGGCTTGTATTTACTCGCGCCGTAGATGAGGATCATCCGCGAGAGGAATCCCTGACCCGCAGCGGCAGGGGGCATTGAATTAGCCAGTGATACCGGCGTCGTGCATCCACTAAGATTAAGCAATGGTGCTTTGATGACGATTTGTTTTGTGTTCGTTTCGTATTCATAGCTTGTTCCATCCCATGTTGAGGTCAGGAAATCCAACATCTGAGAATTGTTTTGACCAATGAATCGTGAAAACTCGTCCGACGTAGCCACCAAATGTTGCTTATCCGCCTCGTCGACTACGGCCTGTGATTCATCTTCTGGCTGATCGGTTATCGAAGCGATTTCCATCATGGTCAGCGACGCGAGGGAGTTATCCCGTTCATCCAATTTCGCCCCGTTCAGATACAACGTCTCCGCTTCCGAGTTCCGCATCATGGCTTTGATAAGCCCTTGCCTTTGCCCGGCCGTATCGTCTGGTGCGAACTTGACTCCCGTCGCCTTTTTCAATTGCTTCTTCATAATCTTCAGGGCGGTGGACTTTCGAGTTCCTGGAGTCCCGACGAACAAAAGATAATGGTTCGGAAAGATTTCTCCATCACCAAAAGGAAACCAATTCCTCCTACCGAGCGACGAGGCGATGGCGCCAATCGCAGCCCAGATGTGGAATATTCTCGGCGACTCCGTTTCTTCGACCATTTCCAAATAATGATTCAAGAATGGAGTATTAAACTTTAACTCGAAGCCCACCCCTTGGACCCCCTGATTAGAGTGACCAGCCCTTCGCGAGCATCGCGTTGATTAGTTCCCTTGCCGCTTCTTCGGGGGTGGATTCGTTATACATGGCGAGCGGGGAAAGAATCGGATGCGAAACGTAATTTCGGGAATCACCGAAGAAGCTAGTCCCGTCCCGGTAGAGATGGACCAGCAACACGGAATGTGCGGTGTATTTATTATACAGCACATTGATTTCTTCGTCGAACCCCATGTCGGTGACGATCGATAGGCCGTAGAAGAAAGGATTCAATCCCAACTCCCGGCTGATCCAGAACGTCTTTCCATACCGAGGCTTGAAATATCCTTCGGTGACTCCGATCATCCACTGCCGAAGGCTGTCGCCGTTGAAGATATCTTGTGGGACATCTTTGATTCGATCATATTCGGCGGGATCATTCGGCAAGCCGAGGACAGCCATCCCCATTGCCCGGAGTCCGGCTTTTATTTCCAATTTCCGGGTTGCGATTCCGAACATTGGATCGCGATCGATTTGTTCGATGATGGCGTTAGCGATTGTGTCTTTGCCTGAATGAGGCGGACCATTCAATGCGAGGACGTAAGACATCCCAAGGCTCCCCTGTTTCTGTGATTCATTCGTGGAAAAGTGGCGGGCGGTTGGGAATCATAGAAGGTTCACCGTGCGCCCGCCAAGTTCAGGGAGGACTCATTACACGCCCGGCACGGTCGCGTTGTTGGCGAACGTCTTGAGCGCCGTGATTTCGACGCGAAGCTGCGCGGCAGTCAGCGGCGACATTTCGTCCAGCCAGCCCATGATTCCCTGGATCGCGCCGGTATGCCCGTCGTTCGGCGTATCGGGATCGGGAATCGCGGAGAGCAGAAGATCGAACAGGCCGTCGGTATCGACGATCCCGGTCGTGTCCAGCTGCGGTTGAATGCCGTCGGTCATTTTACCCATGATTCAAATCCTTCCATTACCATTTGAGACTGGAAGCAATACGGTCCAGTTCGTGAAAGTCCCCGTTGACTCCGCCCTTCCATTCAGTCATGCTTTCATGACCCCAGCGAAGTCCGAACGATGCTTCGGTTTTGATCCGAACCGTATGCCCGTTTATAATGACGGGTCGATTCATTACATACAAGAGGTTATGAGCGGCCTCTTTCCATTTCGGATGGCGGAGATTTAATTGGGCCGTGAAGGAATCATGCGTCTGTAATAAAAACATGAATCCATGGGATTCCCAACTCATCTGGCGCGGCCGATCCCGGAAGTCTGGATTCAACCCATCCCGGAAACGCTCGGGGATATACCCGTGGTCGATCTCATACATCGAACGATTCATATTCCCGGCGGTATTCATCTGGCCGAAGCACGACGTGGCTTCACGCTGCGTGCCGTTATCCTCGGGGTCGCCGAGGAATCTCCGCTCGACACCGAAAGCCGACACGATCGTGCCCTTGGTTCTCAGCATATCCGCGATTTCTTTATACCACTCCTTCTTCGTGAGTCGCGGATACTTCTTCCGATACTGACGCATCAGGTATTCGCATACCTTCACGAGTCGATCCTGCGACCAGCTTTCGGCGTCTGTGAATCCCAGGAGTTTGGCGCAAGCCACGACCGCTTCACGGCCCATCGTCATGAACAGTGTGAGTCCAGCCATTTGGAAATTCGTGCCATGGACAATTCGTTTCGAGTTCTGACGAATGCCTTCGACAGGATGAACGATTCGTGGGTCGCCAGCTTTTTTCCCCGCGACAATCTCGTCATATGGAACCTTAAAGAATAATTCTCCATGGACAGCGTGACCATCGCGACCTGATTCAATAACTTCAATCTTGGCAGGGTCATTGGCTTCGTATCCAATGAACACGTCATCCGATTGAGAATAATCGACATCCATGAGGATACAGCCGTCGTCAGCGACAAGCCAATCCTTAAAGTTATCTCGGATATTCTGCGCATTGCCGCCGTCCCAGAAGTTCGATTCCTTGGATGAGAACCGCGTTGTGGTTGTGCCAACCGGATTATAGGCTGTTCTGAATCGTTTCGAGTAAAACCGAATGCCGCCAACGATTCGTCCAGTCTCGGGGTCCGGCCGCCCGAAAATATTCGACAGCTGTTTGTCCGGTTCCATCGCGTCATTGAGAGCATTCACAATGAATCGGAAATACGGATGCTCAGCCCGAATCATTTTCAACGGAGTCTTGCCAGCCGACGGCGTATTGCCCTTGGTGCGAGGCTTCCGGGGATCGACGAATCGACCGCGCGCCGTCCGCTCCCGACAACCGAGAACCCGGTAAAACAAATCACACTTCTGTGCGGAGGAATTGATATTAAAACTCGGATCGGCAATGATCTTTCTGAATCGTTTGATCGCGCGCTCCTGCTCGGCAAGCAAAGTATTCCGATGTTCCGTCCGCCGTTGCTGGTCGGCTTTGACTCCCCGCATGGAAAGCGCCAAGGCCGATGCGAATCGCATCCACGTATCCCGATAGTTGTTCTGGAATCCCGGATTCCCGGCGAGCAACACCATCAAACGCATTGCGTTCCACAGCGTGTTATAACAATCCAGCGCATTATATCGCCAATACTTCTCCATTCCCATTCGACCCAGCGAAGCATCGTCTTGGTCAATGCCTTTGATATCGTCTTTCCAGTATTGATAATTATCCAACAGAATCGACGAGATAAAGTCAAGCGACTTCGGCAATTCCATATAAAGGGAATACCACAGATACTGCGAGTCGATGAGATAATTCCTCACCGGCAATCGGTATTTAATAAAATACGAGCAATCATAGAACCCGTTCTGCATCACCTTCAAGACGGGGTTATCGAGAATGTCTCCCATGATTGACCAAACAATTGCATGATCTGATTCATTATCCCAGAAGCATCCCGGCACTCCTTTACTAAATGGGTCGTAGAAAGGAAAGACAAAGCTGCGGCAAGCGCCCGAAGATTTGAGTCCAGTAAATCCAACGCATGTAATCTGTGCAGGGAAGCAGCCTGTTTCAATATCCACGGATATGAGAGAACAACCTGATTCGGAGGAAAGCCATGTCTTAGCCACCAACGCGTCATCAACTGAACGTATAACCGAGTATTCAAACTCAGGAAGTTTAATTTGTTTTCCGTGGGCGAATCGACCCACCTTTTCCCAATCTCGATGAAGAATCCACGATCCATTCTTGACCCGGTAGGGTTCGGATTTAATGTCGTCTCCGTCATCATCCTTCAGACTCCGTTCGTCGAAGTGAGAATGGATGGCCGAGATCGGTAATACCACGATGGATGGAATTCCACCAATGGAATAAACTCCACCTCGGCACTTGTCAATCGTTGCTCGATTCCAATCCCAATCGGTGAGCAAACCAAGCGTCGCCGGGCATGATACGACGATGAGGTCTGGCTTATGTGATTCAATTCGTTGTAGAACGGCCGCCCGAATCTGGTCAATCCTTTCAGGATTAAATCCCGGAGTTGTTCGGTTTCCCTTTTTGATAAGAGCTTTATCAACGACTCCATAGATGGAGGTGAGTTGGACCTGCGCCCGTCTGATTCCTGACTTGGCGAGAAGGTAATTAAAGATTTTGTTGTAGCCATCGGTGACTCCAAGTTTGTCTTGGAAGTAAAGGATTCGCTTGTATGATTTCTCGGTCAGGTTAAGCATTGCGCCCGTCGACTCCTTCACCCTTCGTCCACTTATCCGCACATTCCTGACACAGCGAATCACCATCCAGCGTCGCACGATATTGTTTGTATTCCATACACCCGTCACAAATAATCATCGGCGCTACCAAACCCAATCGTTCGGCCTGCCGCGCAATGATCTTGAATACTTCCCGGATATACTCCGCGCTCGGAGTCTTTGTGATTTCTTGCCCCGGCTCGTAGAGCGACCAGACTAAATCACGATCTTCGCGCGGGAGTTCATACCAATGCCGCTTGCACATTAGCATCTTTGGCGGGATTTCCACGTCGCATCCGACGGTGTGGCAGGTGTGAGTCATCAAACCCTCGGCAGCTTAAATTCGGCCGGAATCTCCCGAGGCGCCGGTTGTTCACAAATGCGAACCAACTCGGTGAAATGATCCGAGTTAAGAACCTGCATCGAAATCTCACTCACGAGAATCATGCGCATGACATGATAAACCGGCTTCCATTGTCGCGCTCGATCGACATTCTCGGAGTCATAACTCGGAATCCTCGACAAGCTCGACAGCTGCATCCTCGGTGCTTTCCAGCCCATGGCTTTGCCGAGATAATTCAATCGACCGAGATAGATTTCATCCCAGTAATCAAACCATCCCTTCTCATTATACGGGCAATCGTGCCGAGGCCAGTCATCCCGAAAGAGTCCGGTCAAGACATTCGTCGTGATTTTCCTCGCAATGTGGTGAGGCCGCAGCGCGAACTCCGCCATCTTTTTCGGATCGCCGGTGGTCATGATTTGCGTCCTTCTCTGATTCCTTTGGTGGACCGTGTGCAATCTGTCTCGTGGTCTGTTATCCCCGGATTCTGGGGGGAGGGACTCGACCGAATTGCCTCAACAAGGGGGGAGTTGCGACAATTCTGAGCCAGTTCCCACACGGCCCGCCAAAGGAATCATTCATCTTTCACAAAACGCGAGCCATGGAATCCATTTGGCGGTATAATCAATGCCCGGCCAGTCTGGACGATGCCAATCACTGCAACCTTTTGATTCCATGGCTCGCAAGTTATCTTACATCATGCGGCCTTCTTGACCTTGAGAAGCTGGAGTCGGGAATAGAAATTCCCATCCCGCGCCTTCTTCTTGATGATCTTCGCCGTGAATCGGTGCCCGACGATCCGATCGAGGAAGCCTTCCGGACCATCCTCGACGCCGCCGATATTCCCCGTGGAATCGCCCCCGATGTCGGTGATGAATCCCTTGAGGAAACCGATCCCCTTCTGAGCCTCGGCCGGGTTGATGAAGAACGTTTCCGTGTGCGTCTTGTTCATGACGTCCGATTCCTCGACGCCCTTCTCGACGATCGTTTCGACTCCGACGACCTTGAGTTCGATCGCAGCCTTGTAACGGAGTTCCTCATCGTCCCCGACCGTCGTTTCGTCGAGACCCGTTTTCGTGACCTCGAACACAAAGAGGCCGGCCGGAATCTGCGACGAGCGAAGTTCCTCGACGTCCGAAACGTCCAGACCCGCAATGTCGGCGAGGCTCATCTGATTCTCGATACCATCACTCATTTCTGATTCCCTTTCTCACTAACGATTAACTGACTAACTGACAACTGTTGACTAACTAACGAGTCATCACTTTTTCAGCAACGACAATCCGCCGACTCCTTTTACCGTGCTGGCCGGTGCGGACTTCCCGCCCAACACAAGACCCGGTTTCTTCGTGGCATCGCCAAGCGAGAAACCGGATTCATGAATCGTCAACCACGAATCAATCGAGGCAGGCCCACCGTTTTCATTCGGGAGCGTGCCGCCGACGTGCTTGACGAGATTCGCAAAGCTGCCTTCATTCCGCGTATTAACACGGGCGTTGAAATGCGAGCCACTGATTCGATCATTCGACGCACGGAAGTCAATCATGTATCGACCCATCGCATCGACTTCGATCCACGCCAAGTCCGTGAAATACTTTGGCATTTCAAACGCATGATTGTTTGACGAGGATCGAACAACCATCTTGGTCCAAAGGACTTTCATGTCCGATTCGCGCTGAGCCACCGACTTGCCGGGAGTCTTTTCAGTCTTGGTAAATTCCCTCGGGTGGCCAATCACGATGACGTGGCATCGAGCCGAACGAATCATCTGCAGGAACATCGTCAGCTTTTCGCCAGCCGCCTGATAGACCCCGCGCATCTTGACTCGCTCGGCTTCCGAGATTTCAATCGGATCGAGTCCGAGTTCATCGCACGCCCAATTCATTGCCGATTGCGCCAGCGCTGTCCAGGAGTCAATCACCAGCACCGAATTGTGATCCATCGCTGCGGGTTTGATTTCCCAGATTTCATCCGCGCACGGATCGCCGTCTTGGGAGATTGAAAACTCCCGGCCTTGCGTGTCGTTCCATCGGAAGGTCGGACTCGCCGTACAAAATTTCTTGAACATGTTAACGAATCGATAATCCAGCGCGCCGGAAACCAATTCGTCCGAACAGTTCAGAATGAAAATCCGATCGAGGACAGAAGGATTGACGGGGTTTATCTCATCCCGTGTCAGCCCCGCGATCGTCTGACTCCCAACATCGGCATCCATGTAGAGGACATTGAATCCTGCCTCCGCAGCGCGGGCCGCCCAATCAGACTTACCGCACTTTCCTTCGCCGATTACGAGGGCTTTTACCAGTTGGTGCTGCGGGCTTGCTTGGCTTGCGCGTGGCATTGTGATTCATTCCTTCCAAAACATAAAGCACGACGATCGAATCTCCTTCGAACCAACCGCGCTTGAAAATATACTTGCGATCGAGTTCCCACAAATGGGGTTTCATCGATTGGCCGGGACCGAATCGTTGATAGATATGTCGGCGATATCTCTCGGTCATGTGATGCGATCCTTCACCGGAGGATTCTTATACTCGTCCCTCGGAACGGGCATGTTCAATCGCCGTGCTTCCATTGAAACATTCGGCCAGAATTTCCACATCCGTTCCGGTGAATCAAGCGCGTAGAGAAACGCAACGCTTCGAGCCTGTTGCCCGTAGTGTCGATCCATCCACAATGGCCATTCGGGTGACGTTGCGTCAATCACTCCGGTCGCATCGTGTTCGAGGATTTGATTCTCTGGCCCACCAGCCCAAGCGGCCCGACCATTCTCAGCAAGAATATAGTAATACCAACACGCGTGGCAGGCATCATCCTTGGTGAGGAATCCCTTGGGCGTCATCTGATCCACGAAGATCATCGGCCGCAAAGATATCTTGAGTCCGTTGATTTCCATTGCGCCCCTCATGCTCCTGCATCGATCAAGAATTTCCTCATCTCGGATTCGCTCGCAATGAAATGCGCCGGTAATCCATAGAGGGAATTCATCATCACGATCCCAGTCCGATTGATTTCCTCAAT